CCGTCGAGGTCGAGGGGCGCCGCATCACCTATGCGGGCGATGCCGAAATGGCGGCCGCCCTCGGCGACCTCGAACGGCGGATCGCCGAGGAGCAAACCGGCGCGCGCCGTCGCATCGTTCGCACGACGGCAAGCAAGGGGCTCTGACCCGTGCTGGAATCGATCACACGGTGGCGCCGCCGCATCGGCGCTCTGGTGGGCGGCTTTGAGGCGGGACAGGGAAGCCGAAGGCTGCGGCACTTCCAGCCGAGCCGTGCGCATCTCAACACGCTGATCGCCGCCGCCGGCGCCGACATCACCGCGCGCGCCCGCTGGCTCGTGCGCAACAACGGCTACGCGGCGAACGCTATCGAAAGCTGGGCCGGCAACGTCGTCGGCGACGGGATCAAGCCATCGTCGCTGATCGCCGATGCCGATCTCAAGGCGGGCGTTCAGCGGCTCTGGCTCGACTGGACTGACGACAGCGATGCGGAAGGCTTCACCGACTTCTATGGCCAGCAGCGCCGCGTCGCGCGCGAGGTGTTCATCGCCGGCGAAGTGTTCCTCCGCTTCCGCCCGCGCCGGCCCGAGGACGGGCTCGTGGTGCCGCTGCAGCTGCAGATGATCCCGTCGGAGATGCTGCCGCTCACCCGCAACGAGCAGAGCCCTGCCGGTAACGTCATTCGCCAGGGCATCGAGTTCGACCGCATCGGTAGGCGCGTGGCCTACCATTTCCTGCGCCGCCATCCCGGCGACGTTACTGACCCAGGCCTCGCGGGCGAGACGGTGCGAGTGCCCGCCTCAGAAGTCATCCACGTCATCGATCCGGTCGACGCCGGGCAGCTTCGCGGCATCTCCCGCTTCGCGCCCGGCATCGTCAAGCTGTTCCTCCTGGACCAGTACGACGACGCCGAGCTCGACCGGAAGAAGGTCGCGGCGATGCACGCGCTCTTCATCACCACGCCGGCGCCCGCAGAGCCGTTCGACGTTGCCGACAGCGACGAAAGCGGCGAGCGCACCATGGACCTGCAGCCCGGCCAGATCGTCATGCTGGAGCCGGGCGAGGAGGTGCAGACTTCCGCGCCGGCCGATGTCGGCCAGACCTACGAGCCATTCCAATACCGCACGCTCTTGCAGGTCTCGGCGGCGCTGGGGCTCCCCTACGCATATCTCTCGAACGACATGCTGAAGGCGAACTACTCGAATTCGCGCCTGGCGCTCCTCGAGTTCCGCCGCCGCGTCGAGGCCTACCAGCATGCCGTCATGGTCTGGCAGATCTGCCGTCGGGTCTGGGCCCGATGGATGGACACTGCCGTCATGTCCGGGGTGCTCGCCCTGCCCGACTATGAGCGGCAGCGCCCCGACCATCTCGCCTGCTCCTGGCTGCCGCCGAAATGGGACTGGGTCGATCCGCTCAAGGATGCCCGTGCCGAGATCGAGCAGATCGAGGCGGGGCTCAAGAGCCGCACGCAGGCGCTGGCCGAGCGTGGCTACGACGCCGACCAGGTCGACGCCGAGATCGCCGGCGACCGCGAGCGGGAGAAGCAGCTCGGGCTGTCATTCACTGGCGCGCGCGCCGATCCGATCCCGGCAGATTCGGAGCAGCCTACATCCGCACCCGCCGCCGATTGAGTAATCGATGACGTCACATCCCGCACTGCTCCGGCTCTCGGGCCGGCCGCTGGCGATCGCACCGCGCGCTCTCGATTCGCTGCTTGCGGCTGGCCGCTCGATTGACGCACGGCCGGCCATGCTGGCGGTCCGAGACGGCGAGCCGGCTGCACGGCGTGGTTACGCCATGACCGACAGCGCCGTCGCCGTCGTTCAAATCGTTGGCCCGATGGTCGCGCGCGGCGACTGGCTGACGGAGCTCTTCGGCTTCAGGAGCTATGGTGACGTGGCGGAAGCGGTCGAGGTCGCCTTCGCCGATCCCGCCGCGCGCGCCGTGCTGCTCGAGATGGACTCGCCCGGCGGCGAGGTGGGCGGGCTGTTCGATCTGGTCGACCGTGTCGCCTCCATGCGCGCCGAGGCGGGCAAGCCGCTCTGGGCGGTGGCGAGCGAGAGCGCGCTGTCGGCCGGCTTCGCCATCGCGACCACCGCGGATCGGCTCTACGTCACCCGCACCGGCGAAGTCGGCTCGGTCGGCGTCGTTGCGATCCATGTCGACGAGAGCGCCGCCGACGCGATGGCCGGTCTCAAGTGGACGCTTATCAACGCCGGCCGAAAGAAGGTCGACGGCAACCCGCACGAGCCGCTCTCGCCCGAGGCCTTCGCCGACGTCCAGGCCGATGTCGACGCTCTCCACAACGACCTCCTCGCGGTCATCGCGCGCAATCGCGGCATGAGCGCGGCCGCGGTCGCGGCCACCGAAGCTGCGATCTATCGCGGCCAGCGCGGGATCGACGTCGGTTTCGCGGATCGCTTGGGCAGTGTTGACCAGGCGCTCGCTGAACTCGCCGGCAGCCTCGCTCCATCGCGTCCTCATCTGGCCCAACCGCGCGGCAGCAACGCCGCGTCCCCACAATTGCCAAGGAGAACATCCGCCGTGACCACCGACACGACCACGAATGTGCCTGCCGATACTGATCCGGCGCCCCAAACACCTGAGACCGATCCGGTCACGTTCGCGCAGCCGGGCGCGGTGGTGGAGCCGGCGCCCGTGCAGCCTGCCGCAGCGGCCGCTCCTGACGCTGACGCGACCCGGCGGCTTCGCGCCGAGTTCGCCGAGATCGCCGCCATCGCGGCGCAGGCCGCCCGTCTCGGCGTCACCATCGATGCGGCGGACACAATGGCCAAAGGGATCAGGCCGGAGGCGCTGCGCCGCTCGGTGCTCGATGCGCTCAGTCAGCGCGCCGAGGCGAGCGCCGTGGTCGCCGCGGCGCCGCAAGCACCCACGGCTGGGGACAGCCCCATCGTCCGCCGCGCTCGCGAGCGCGCCGCATCCGCCAACCGCAACATATGAGGAATGACCCATGCCTGTGCTGACCATGCCGCCCACGCTGGGCGATCTTCTCAAATACGAGCTCAATGCGAGCTACTGCCGTGAGGCCGTGACGCTCAAGGCGGGAACGGACTACGCGCTCGGCTCCGTCCTCGGCCGGATCACCGCGTCGGACAAGTACCGGCTTTCCCCGGCCGCCGAGGTCGTCGGCGACGAGGGCGCGGAGGTCGCGATGGCGGTTCTGATCGAAGCCGTGGATGCTACAGCCGGAGACAGGACCGGCCTCGTCGTTGGCCGCGGGCCCGCGATCGTCTCCAAGGCGGCGCTCGTTTTCGATGCGTCCATCGATGACGCGGCCAAGACCGCCGCCAAGCACGCCGAGCTTAGCGCCGCCGGCATCGTGCCGCGCGACACCGCCTGATCCACGCGCAACAGGTCCAGTCCGTCACCGGCTCCGAGGCCTCCGCCTCGGAGCCTTTTTCATGCCCGTTCCAGCCCAAGGAGACCCGACCTCATGGTCGCCATGATCAACCCATTCGACGCGGGCGGCTACTCGCTCGCCGAAATGACCCAGGCCATCAATATCCTGCCCAATGTCTACACCCGGCTCGGGCAGATGGGCCTCTTCCGCTTCGAGGGTGTGACCCAGCGCTCGGTCGTCATCGAGCAGGCGGAAGGCGTCCTCAATCTGCTGCCGACCGTGCCGCTCGGTGGCCCGGCGACCGTCGCCAATCGCGATACGCGCTCGATGCGCTCGTTCACCGTTCCCTGGATCCCGCATGACGACGTGATCACGCCGCAGGACATCCAGGGTGTGCGCGGCTTCGGTGTCGCCGATGCCGCCGATCCGCTAGCCACCGTCATGGAGCGCAAGCTCACCCGCATGCGGGTCAAGCACGCCCAGACGCGCGAGTACATGGAGGTCAATGCGCTGCGCGGCATCGTCAAGGACGGCGCCGGCACCACCCTCTACAACTACTTCACCGAGTTCGGGCTCGCGCAGCTCGAGACCGACTTCGTGCTCGGCACCGCCGGCACCCAGATCCAGGGCAAGGTGCGCGACGTGCTCCGCAAGGTCGAGACAGCGCTCAAGGGCGAGACCATGACCGGCGTGCTCGCGCTCGTCAGCCCTGAGTTCTTCGACAAGCTGATCGGCCACGCCAAGGTCGAAGAGGCCTACAAGTATTACTCCTCGACCGGGGCACAGCCCCTGCGCGAGGAAACCCGCCGGCGCTTCCCCTTCGCTGGGATCGTCTTCGAGGAGTACAACGCCACTGTCACGCTCTCGACTGGCGCTACCGAGACCCTCATCCCCGCGGGCGAGGGCATCGCCTTCCCGCTCGGCACGCTCGACACCTTCGTCACCTACGGCGCGCCCGCCAACCTAATCGAGACGGTCAACACCGTCGGCCTGCCGATCTACGCGCGGCAGATCGCGCGACCCGACGGCAGCGCCATCGAGGTCAAGACGGAGGCCTCCATCCTGCCGATCAACAAGCGCCCGCGGCTCGCGGTGCGCATCCACACCAGCAACTGATCGGGAACGGCGCGGCGGTTGCGCCCACTGAGCATATCGGGCGAAAGGCTTCTTGTGTCGTCCGATATGCTTGCTCTTGCTTCCCCGTAGGAGGCATTTGGTTCAAGGATCAAACTCCGGCACCTCGACATCGAGGCCGCGCATGTAATCATCGAACTCCTTGAGCGTCTTGTCATCAGGTAGCGCGCCGCCATCGAGCAGGCCCCGGATGCCGTCGGCGATGTCGCGGCGGCTGACATAGCCCATGCTGTATTTGCCGTTCTCAAGCTCGTAGTCGAGCGAGCCGGTCCACTGATTGATGCGCCCGTATCCAGGACGGAGCGCGACGGAATTTCGGCGGCCGGCTACCTCATGCTTGGCAATTGCGACGCGAAGCGCTTCAAGCTGGCCGAACAGGATGTGCGTTGCGCGCAAATCGACCTTCATACGGTCGATCAGGGATGGATCGGCAATGACACGCCTGATTTGTTCCGCACGCATCTGCCGCGCATGATGCGTATAGCCGACTTCCTTCTCCAAGGCGGCGAGCTTCGTCTCAAGACCGCCAGTTTCCGACCACTTTATGAGATCGCCGGCACGCTGCCGCCAGGTGCGCAAAAGCTCGTAGGCCGCGAAAATCCACATCTGCGACAGCGCGGACAGAAATGAGGCCTCCGACACCGGCGTATGCTCCTCGTCGATCAGCTTGCGCAGCACCTCTGCTTCAAGGTCGGCCAAGAACGGATCGGTGATCGACAGGTTGAAGGCCTGCATACGCATGAACATGTCGCCGCCGAGCATCGCCAGGCCGTTCAACGCAATGCGCAGCTGCGCCCCGTCAGCACCTGGGTCAGGATGACGGGGTTGGCGTTCCCCGGCACTTTTTTCGCCAGCCATCGCGCTTTCCTCGCCGGCATCCTGCTTCTGCTTGCGCGTGCTGCGCTGACGCGACGTCGGCTTCGGCGCCTCGCGCTTTGCGCCGCCGGGTAGCCGCTTAGCGCTTGTCATCCGCGCCTCCACGCCTCCTTCGTCTGGAATGCGCGGCGGCTCCGATCCATCCATCGCCTCACGCTAGTTGTCCTTAACTCAGCGGGAATTGCGCCCTTCGGGTCCATATGGCGGCCTCCGATTCTCGTCCCCATGGTGCAGTTCGTCAGCAGCTCAAAATAGCACATGACCGTCTTCACCCAGGCGATCAACGACCTGTTCGCCGATCCCAACCTTGCGGTTGACGCAGTCTACCAACCGCCCGCCAGCGGTGATGGCATTGCTTGCCGGATCATGTTGCGCCGCCCGGATGAGACGGTGGAATTTGGTGGTTCGAAACTCGTGGCCGGGTCGGTGATCATCGAGGTTCGGGCCGCCGAGGTGTCGGCGCCTGCCAAGGGCGGCACCTTCGCCGTCGGGGATACCGCCTACTCCGTCAGCGCTGTGCCCAGGGTCTCGGATCCGGATCGGCTGATCTGGCGGTGCGAGGCGACCTCATAGGGCCAGGTTCCTTCGCCAAGAGCATATGCCCAGCCCAGAACTCAAACTCGCGATCCAAGGGCGACTGCGCGAAACGATTGCGGCCGATCAAGCGGCGGCGGCGCGTGGCTACACCCGCGGGATACGGATCGCGACCGAAGAGCTGAAGCTCGCGCTCCGTCAGGACGTCGTGCAGGCGGGGCTCGGGCAGCGACTGGCTAACACCTGGCGGAGCCGGGTCTATCCGCCGACCGGCAACAGCCTGGGTGCGGCCGGCTTCATCTGGACCAAGGCGCCGCACATCTTGCGAGCACATGAAGGCGCGACGATCAGGAGCGCCGACGGGTTCTATTTGGCGATCCCGACCGACGCGGTGCCCAAACGGGTCCTCGGAAAGCGTGTGACGCCGGGCGCGATCGAGCGCGCGTGGGGGATCAAGCTCAGGATCATCCCCGGCGGTGGCCGCAGCGGGCGGTCGGGGCGGCCGTCACTGCTCGTCGCCGACGTCCGGCAACGACGCGGCCGGCGTGGCGGTTTCGCGGCGCCGAAGGCCAACGCCAAGCGCCCGCAGAAGCTGGTGACCGTGCCGCTGTTCATCCTGTTGCCCCAGGTCCGGTTGCGGCGGCGGCTTAACATCGAGGCGACCTACACCCGGATTGCCGGGAACCTTGCGGCGACCGTCGCCGCGGCGATGGAGGCTGAGTTCTCCGCCATCGACGGCGAGTGAGGTCATGCAATGACGCGAACCGAAGAAGCGATCCGGGCGCTGCATGCGGTGCTCGTCGCCGCGGCTGACGACGCGCTGCCGGCGGCGACGCGGAATCTGGCGCTCGCGGCCGCTCTCGATGCGCTAGAGAGCGGCGCGCACGCGCATCTCAACGTCGTCGACGGCGACGGCGAGGTCGCCGCGGTCGAGCTTGGCCAGCCAAACATCTACGAGATCGAGCACACGCTCGCGCTCGAATGGATCGTGAAGGCTGCCACGGACGAGGCGCGCGAGAGCGCGTTCGACGCCGGCCTTGAGGCACTCCATGACGCGCTTGCCGCGGACGCGACGCTCGGTGGTCTCGTCGATGACGTCGAAATCGTCGCGATCAACCGCTCGAACCTTGCAATCGAGGGTGTCCCGCAGCTGAAGGGCGCGG